TACTTTATACACCTTTTTGATTCCTTGTGGATGAATATGAGTGATTCTGATAGGCTTTCCAGTTTTCCCATATACCAAGTCGCCCACACAAAGTTCCCCAAATTTCTTATACCCAGAAGGAGTATAAATTTCTAGAGAATTCGGTTGAGCTTTCCCCACATTAGTTTCTCCGCCAATATCATAAATAGCTTTTCCTTCTTTTTGAAATCCTCCACCAAATGCTTCATCCAACCCTATATATCCTGTTGAAATTAATGAATCTTTTTGTTTTAAATATTCTACAATTCGTTCATTATCAGAAAAATAATCCAAACCCAGATTATCTATAAGAGTAATAGCATGGATTTTTTCTGATTCTTTTTGAATATCATCTAATTTGAATTCACGGGAATTTGATTTTTCATCAATGATTTTTTCTGTCAAAATCCCGAATTTTCTCTGCTTTATAAAATATTCAGTATTAAATATCAATTCCTCTTCATTATAATCACTATCTAGTTTTCTAATATAATCTACAGTTGCTTTTAGACTTTCTTTCAAGTTGGCATCACTAGCCCTTAGTTTTATTTCTGTAAGACTTGGAATACTATTTCGTTCAATATAAAAGTCGTGAATGATGGAAATGACATTTCCAATATGCTTATCTTTAAATAGACTCTTATCCAAGTAATCTATAATAGATGCAAGATATGCTGAATCTTTCTTCAAACAGTGTTGAAGAATTGTTCTTTCAAAACGATCAAGGTCTATTTTTGCCATTCTAAACTATGGCGCACTATAGCAAGAAAGTCAAGAAATTCCTTAGACTCTTTTATATTCGATGCTTATAATTCTACTTTCTATGTTTTTACCTTTGATGAATTTTTGTAAAAACCAACTCTCAAATAATGTATAATCGACTTCGTCTCCCGTTTTTATATAATTGGATTTTTTTAAAAAAGAATCGAACAACTGAGCAATAGTCAGTTGTTCGATTTTTTCCGTTTCCTCATTTTTTCTTCTAACAGCTATATCATCCTCTTTTTCAATAATTATCTTTTTGAAAACTGGCTTGTCAATCATTGCACCAGTCATTTTGATAATAGCTTCAATCATAATGCTATTTATTGGATAGCATATTTCTTTTCTATTTTTTCACAAAACTCTTTGTTTGCTAGAAGACTTTCCATGAAATCAGAATCTTCTTCAATTTCTGCCCTTCTTTTTTGTTTTTCATCTCCCGGCACAATATACCATCCTTGTTTTTCAGTTTTTAAGATTCCGAATTCTAAAGCAAAATCAAATAATCCAGAATAACGATTAACTCCGTCTCCGAAATAAACAGAAACCGGGAATGATGCATTCTCTTTAACATAGCGACTTAATCCTGCACGAAGAGTAAAACGGAATCCGGACAATACGTTTTTACCATCTTCTTTTTCATTTTCTTGTGCTTTTGTAATGAATAATAGAGTGTGTGCAGCATATTGCGCTCCTCGTCCACCTGCGGCAACTTCCTTGGAATATAATTCCATTGTTTGATATGAATGATTTACAATAACAATTGGAATTTGTTTGATTGCAGATTCACCAGTAATAATACGGAAAAATGATTTTAATTGTTTTGCACGGGTCATGTCTGCGGTACTCTTATTATCAATTGCATCTTGTGTTTCTTTATCAGAACGTAACATACCAATTGAATCTACACAAATCAAAACATTATCTCCTTCGGAAATATCATTCATTAAATTAGCGCAATCTGTTTTCAATTCTTCCACGCTTCTAATAGGACGATGATCAATCTTTGAAGTATCTATTCCGGCTTTTTCAAAATAACTTGGTGTAGAGCCAAGTTCACTATCATATAATACCACTAACGAATCTTTGCCTGCATTTTGTATTTGAAAACCTTTTATAATTTCGATCATGAAATTAGTTTTAAAGTGTTTTGGGGGTGCAGCAATTTGAAGTATTCCTCGGGGAAGTCCTCCATCCAACTTTCCACTCATTGCTAAATTTAGCAAAGGAACATCAGTTTTGATGAACTGTCCTTCTATAAAATATCTGCTATTTTTTAATATTTCTGGTTTTAAAATTGTATTTTTTCTAAGTTTCTCTAAGAGTTTTGACATACCATAAAATATACCACATTTCTAATTTGATTCAATACTAAAATTGAAAAAGGCGAAAGATTTTCATCTTTCGCCTTTTTCTTTTACACTCAAAGAAAATCAATTAGTCTGCGCATGCACAACTACCACTGCAAGAGGTAACTTCTGCACTTTTCTTTTCTGCTACTTTTACAAGTTTATCCGTTTGAAGTTCTTTACGAACAACTTTCAAATGTTTACTCAATTCACTTGCGCCTTTGCGGGCACGAACTGCGGCACTTGCAGTTCCTTTGGTGCGAAATTTAGCAGCATCTTCAAGAAAATCCTTGACTAGGTCGATTACTTTCTTCTCATTTTCTGTTAGGTTTTGTAGTGTTTCCATAATTAAAAAAGTTTAACAATATTTTCTTCCGTTGAAGGAACTTGCGGAGCTTGCTTTAGGGTAAGATTTGTATAATTTTCCACAACATTTGCCGCCAATGCAAGATTAGCATTTAATACACTATCTTTTGCAAAGGTATACAGAATATCTTCAGTTGGATTTGCAAGTAAACTGCGTAGATTTACTGGAGGTGAAATACTAAGCATTTCAATAGGAATGAAATTGATATTTACTTGACCATCTTGTCCGCCAATTCCTAAGAATGCAGGATTTTTCACAACCAAACTAGTTTCAGTTTCATTTACGAGTGTTGCAACGATTAATTCGCTTATGTTTTTAAGGATTCCAATAACTTTAATGTCCATATCAATATTAACTCTTAATAAACTCCTATTTCAAGCATTATTTTAATTTTCCTTGCATTTTTCTTTCTAAAAGTTGATAATTTGAAAGACTGTTCAAATTGAATGATTGTAATAAATCATGATAATCTTTTTGAAGTGCTGAATAAGTTATTATAAACTGATTTTCTTCGTGTTCTATGAGTTGAATTAGTTCAGCTTTTGAAATCCATTTGCCGGAAAAATGGTCTTCACGAATAATTTCAATATCTCTTTGTTCAAAAACAATAGCAAAAATTCTTTTTATTTCAGCCGAAAAGGTCTTCCAACGAGAATTCAACTTGTTTTCTAGGGTCTGGGAGGTTCCATCGGAGTGCTTCATATATAGGAGTCAAAGATTGCAAAAATCCTTTAAAGAAATGTCGTGTATAATCAATTGTCAAATTGAATTCAGGAGGTAATTCATTTTGATATGCAATAGCAGGCAGATTAAATTTATTTTCCTTTAAAAACACAATTTTTACTTTAGAACCATTTACAATCTTTGGATACTTATCTGTTAAATTTAATGTCTTCAATAATTCGTTATGGTAAATGCATAATTTAGCAGTTCCGTGTGTTCCTGTGGCTATATCAAACTTGTTGTTTTTACCTTCCCATTTATTCAATACCTTAATTGATGTTCTTTGTGCAATATCATTTGGTGATAATTGTTGAAAATCTGTATTGAAGATTTCATTAATCATATCATTTGCTTGCTTATTATCCTTGGAAATCATAATTGCTGTTTCGACAATCTTTTTTGCCAGATTTCTGACTGGAATACTCCATGTACTTTTAGCAAGACTCAATCCAGAATATTTGAATTTATTCATTTTCTTTCCTTCCTTATTAACAAGGTGGAGAATATAATGCTTCTTTCCTGTCCAAATTGCTCTTGGACAAACGGATTCTCTTTTAAAGAAAAAACGCGGATCTTTGGAATTCCATTTATCAATTGCCCATTGGCGAATTGTAGAATTGATATGATCAGAAATTTTATTTTCCACTTCAACAAATTCAGGGGTCAAATCACCATTTTCATCAATTAGTTCGAATTTATATTTGTCTTTAATATCTTTAATTGTGATTAGGCACGAATCAGTATCACCTGCAACAACAATATCTTTCCATTCCAAATCCCATTCCTTTGATACGAAATCATTAATAGTCTGATCAGTTTTACGAATCATTTCTTGCCCTGTTAATGTAATGCTGCGAGCACAGTCAGGATCGAATAATGCAAAGAACCGATTACAGAAAACACCATATGTAGAATTCAATAAGATTTTATAAAGATATTGTTCTGTATCTTTTTGATCCGCAGTTTTACGAAGCGAAATATATTCGTTCGATTCTGGATTTAATTTTTCCAGTTTCTTTTCCATGATTTCCACTTCTTTACGAATATTCTTTCGTTTTTCATAAAGTTCATCGCAAAATGATGCAGCTAAACCTTTTTCTTTTTGATGAAAAACTATTCCTGCTGCTGAAATACTGCAATCGTTTCTAACTAAAAATTGTTGAAGTTTGTCTTTTGGAATCGACGTTACAACACCTTTTTTAAAGAAAAATAAGACTACTTGATCATTTTCTTCTTTAACAATTTTAGCAACCTTCATTTCAGGAGAAATGTTTAATGTAATAATTGTACTAGGATACAAACTGTTTGCATCAAAGCTAACAATATCAGTATGCATTGTATTTTCCGGTTGCTTAACATAGCCTCCGGGAATTCTCTCTTTTACTCCTTCGTCTTGTGTAGTAATAATCTTATTTTTCAACAACCCTTGTTTAGCAATAATTCCTGTAATAATTGCAACTTTACCAAGTGCTTTATCAATATTACAAAATCCACTAAAAGCAGAGAATTTAGCGATTTCCAGATATTTTCGTCGTTCATCAATCAATATAAGCAATTTTACGTCCCAAATATTGTAATTGATAAATCTATTCCAATCGGTGTGACACAAATCGTGTAAACTCAATTCACCATAATCTAATTTACCCATTCCTAATTCTTCTTTTGCAACAAAATCCAATCCATCACTTTCCCGTTCACCGGGAGTGAAAGTTTTATATAAAATCATATAATCCAAATGGGAAACTCCGCCAATGGTATATTCTGTATACGTTTGTTTAAACTTGTTCTCTTTTTCTTGACCGTAAATATATTCGACAGGAGACAAGTTCTTTGATTTTCCTTCTCCAAGAACTGATTCGATACGACGCACAATGTATGGCATGTCGAAACTATAAGAATTATATCCAACAATAAGATCAGGAAAATTCGCTCTCCAAAATCTCAAAAACTTTTGAAGTAGTTCTTTTTCAGTAGGAGTAAAATTATAAACAATTTCTTCTGGTTCAATATTTTCCAAATGATCTTTGCATGAATAATGATTATATGGTTTAACTCCCCATACATAATACTTCTTGGTTTTACTATCAAAAACTGTAATTGATGTTAATGGAAATTTTGCATCTTTTGGATCAGGGAATTCCTCAGAAATAACTTCGATATCGTAATAAAAAATTCTCAAAGGTTGTCGAGTCAAATCTATAATATCAGAATCATAATAGTTCTCTAAAAGATATTGCTGAGTTGCAGGAAGATTAAAATATTTGGTTCCTTTATAAGTTTTAAGATATTCCGTTCTTTCCCATTCACTAGAAAATTCTTTTTTTGCCAAAGGAGTTCCATCAATACCGTGAGAAATTACCAAACGATTATCTTTAGTTGGAATATAAAGATATGGTTTGTATTGAACTTTCCGATAAATCGGTTCTCCATCATTTGCATACAGCCAATGATGAATAATTGATTTTTTCTTATCGTAAAAAATATTTCTTAGCATTCTATAAAACTACTAGAATTGTTCTGGATTGTTCTGTAAGAAAGTTGAATTTTCTTTTCTTTTAGAACTTCCGTATTCTGTAGTATACAAGAGCATATACTCATCAAGATGATCTTGCAAGATATATTTTTCGGAGTATTGACGAGAAAAATCGGATGCATTCATATAATTTTCTTCACTACTCAACACCTTTTCTAATTGTTGGAATAATTCTTCTGAAGAATTGAATAAATATTCCCATCCATTAAAATTATATGCTTCCAAGTTTTGAGCAATACAAGGAATACCTTGGATTCCTGCTTCAGTTAATTTAATATTTGCTTTTGCTCTTGAAAAGTTATTCTTTTGTAATGGAGCAATTGATATATTAACATTCAAACTTTTCAGTTTTTCGGTATATTCGTTAATTGGACACCAATCATGAAATTCGATTCCATTATTAATAAATTGGCGTAATTTTAATGGCAATGCTCCAAAAAATACCCATTGATATTTTTTATGAACAAGTATATCTTGAATTATTGCATCTACTACATGACCAAAATCATCATTTTGTGACACTTTATTAGCTACATCAAAATGTGTTCCGCTTCCTGCATACAATACTCTTGGCTTACTTTGGTGTTTTTTATAACGATTAATTATTTCCTCCCTATTATAATTTTTTTCAAACCAGTTTTTAGGTGCATAATTAGGGATAACCGTAATTTTATCAAAATTTAAATACTTTTTGTAATGCTGTCTCATATGTTCGGAAACAACGGTCATTTCATCAACAAATGGCATTATTTTTCTAACAGTGTTTAATACTGCATCTCCTTCAAATGCGCTTTTACAAACATTATAATCTGGAATATCCTGGGAGGGAAGTACAATATCATCGACCTCATAAATAATACGAAATCCTTTTCCGGTTTGTGCTTTTAGTTGATTAGAAACCTCCCGCAAGAATTTTACAAATTCATACTGAGGTTCGGTACATTGTCTTTGTAATCGCACTGCATCAATTCCACCATAGAATTGACCTACAGTAACCATTTGATATAATGTCATAACTACAGCTTTGTTGTATGCCAACAAGTCGTCTGCGGGCCAAATCATTCGCCAAAAAGCACACCCACTTTGATCAGCACAATAATGAATCACTCTTGGCAATCCATCCCCCGGAGGCAGAATTTTTGGACTTTGTTGAGCAACTGTTTGCTGAACAGTTGCAACATTATTTGTTACCGCTCCATATTTTTTATTATATGGAAAATTTATATTTCCATATTGAGAATTCTGAATGCTTTCTTTTTGAACTTTCGGAACTTTTTTTATCGTTGTGGGTTTAATTATTCTAGCCATTAACGATATTTAAGACTGTATAATCAATTATTCAATCGTGTAATGCCATTCTCTTTAATTAAATCAATAATATTACAATCAAACAACTCCACATTACTTGCCCGATGAGTTACAATCAAATAGCATTCATCACTGTTTTCTTTTAACACTTCTAAAATTGCTTGCATGCCACTACCGTCTAATGCAGAATCGAATAATTCATCCATAACAGTTAAGTTGACATGAACATTACTTTGTAATCTTCTTATATCCCTGAATGCGAAAAGCATTGCAAAATCAACTCGTTTTGCTTCACCTCCACTTAAACTGCCATAACTATAATCTTCTCCATTAACCGATTTAAATGTTTCTTCAAAAAATTCATCAAAATACACACGAAACGGAGAATTCAATCGTATAAGATAATGATTGATTCGATCATTTAAGGAATTGATAATTTTCTTAATTAAAAGTGCTTTAATTCCTGTTGGCGATGCACCTTCTTTAATTAAGTTTGCCAATCTTGCTTTATTTGATAGTTCTTTCTCTTCTAATTGAAGAATAGTTAACTTTTTCTGAGTTTCATCAATTTTCTCTTTAAATGGATTAGTAAAATTCTGTAATTTGATTAATTCATTTTCTAAAGATTCTATTTCTGTTTGACTTTTTACAAACTTTTGTTGTTCCAGATTTAGAATTTGAACTGTTCGATTGTTTTCCGAAATAGTTTTTTTCCCAGAACTAACATCATTTGATACTTTGTTTATTCCATTATTCAACCGAGATATTCCTTCAACTAAAGTGGTTATTTCTTCTGATAAAACCTTCTTTTCATTTTCGATACTTTCTCTGTTATGCTCTTCAAATGGTCTTTTACAAGAAGGACATTCTGCTAATGTTCCTTTTAATTTAGTTAAAATCTTCTGCTTTTCATTTTTATCTGCTTCCATCCCGTATTTCTTTTCATTGCCTCTGCGAATCTTATCTTCTTTTTCAATTAAAGAATTTTGAATAAGTTCATTCTCTGCAATTAATTCATTTATTCGACTTGAATTATCAACTGGTTGAACACTTTTTAATGATTGGATTTTATTAGATAAATCTAGAATATTTCTTTCATTCTTTTCCTTTTCTCTTTGCTGATAATCTATATCCGATTGTAAATCTCTTTGTGTTTGAGTTACTTCAAACAATTTGCGATTTTTATTATCTTCCGCAATTTTATATTCTTCTTTTGCTAGTTTTAGGAATTCGGTAAATGCTTCCAAACCTAAAATTCCTTCCACGAATTTTGTCTTTACTTCTTTCTTTTGATTTAAAAAAGCCATGGAATCCCGATTTGTCATTACAATAGTATTAGTAAATATTGTTTTACTAATACCAAGCATTTCAATAATACTTTTGTTTGTTTCGGGAATACTTTTTGTAAAATTGTCACTATCTCCATTAACAGTTAAAATCAATTTACCCGGATTTAATGAACGAACCACATATAATTCGTCGTCATTAACTTTTAACCAACCTTCCACAATACAACTCTTTTTAGAATCTTTATTTCTAATAAGTTTTTGATTAATATCCCGATAAGTTTCCCCAAACAATAAAAATGATAATGATTCAACTATTAACGATGTTTTTCCAACCCCATTGTGCGAATCAGTGTCTTTATTATAACCTGTAATAAATGTTATTCCATTTTTGAACTCTACTTCGATAGGATCATCCCCATATGATAAAAAGTTTCTAACTTTTATTTTTTGAAATTCTACAATTTTAGAAATCATGTAATATTTTACCACAACCATAGGTTTTACGCAACACTTTAAATTATATAAATAACATTATGACATTTGACCACTTATTAAATTTAATTCATGAAAGTTCGGAAGAATTTAATCCAAAATTATTCGATATATTAAAGAATAGTTCTGATCCATTAATTGGTGTTCATTTTTCAGGAGGAATTCCAAAAAACCGAGAACCTAACGACACCACTCCATTTCTTGCCACTAGATTAACACCGGGTCATCATGATCCATTGGGAACTTATGTTTTTCCAAAAGAATATGTATTAAATAACCTATTGCTTAAAAATTCAATGTTTGCTAATAAAAAATATGCATATATAATAAAACCTAGTAATAAAGCAAATATATTAAATTTAAATATGTCTGAGGAAGAAGCTAGAAAAATTCTCTATTCTATGGGAATCTCTGATGAATATTATGATCATCCAGATTTATATCATCGGTCAGTATCAGATGATAAATTAACGCCGGGACATAAATTTTGGGCAAGTATAGAATCTTATCGCCATAAGAACAATTTATCAAAAAATAACTCTTGGAACATTCTTTTTAATAAAACACCTTATAATGCAATATATGATCCGGGACTTGCAATAGTTCATAGTAATGAACCAATTCAAATAGTTTATTTGAAAAAAGATGCATTTATAGTGGTGGATGTTATTAACCAAAATCCAACACAAAATATAATCAAAATTTTCAAAAAAGAATTTCCAAATTTTAAAATTACCGAAGAAAAATCAAGATATGATAGCAATAAAAAAATCGTTTTTAGTCATAAAAATAATTATTTTTATCTATATTTTGATGCAAATAATTTTGATATAACTGTCATTGTAAATCATGAGCATCGTTTAAAATTTACTAAAGATTTTAGTAACATTGGTCGGGGAGATGGAGCTTGTTTTCATGATTTGAACAATCTTATAAATGCATTAAAACAAAAACTTGGACCAAACCCGGAAGTCGAACAAAAAACTAATAATATAATAAAGGACATTGCACATTTATATGGATTAAGATTAGAAAAAAATGATTATGAAGGATTTATGATTGTTAGGAATTATGCTCATGAAGAAAGTAAAATTTATTTTAATATTTTTGGAAGTGATTATAATGATACATTAACAATTAATATAAAGAAATCTTTAAAAAATAAGAGCAAATACTCAAATGCATACAATTCCTACCATTTCAATTCTGCGATTGAAATAGATTATCGAAAATCATCCCAAACGTTAGTGAATGAATTGTTCGATAAAATATTCGAAGAGATTAATGCCCAAAAAGATAATTCTGAAAAAAGACTCAAAGAAAATCAGAAAAAACAAAGAATAGATCATTATCTTTATGATGATGTTACTCGTTGTAGAAATGCATTAAATGATTTAAAGATTATTCGTAAAAAAACTTTTCCAGAAAATCCAACACGAAATCTTAAAAGTATAAAATAAAAAAGGTCGCTATTTCAGCGACCTTTTTTATTGTTAGTAGTTAACCCAAGACTTTTAGTGAATCTCGGATTTTCTCCAAGTCACTTGCTGTAATCTCGCCTGCTAAAAACCTCTGTGTTGCCTCTACGAGGACTTTAGATGCCGACGAGGGTTGTACCGCATCCGTACCTGTAGTGTACGTAGGAGTGCTTGGTGTCTCTGCTTTTGGAGCATCAGCATTTGCTGTAAATGTTTGAACATGATCGCCGGGGCGAACAATTCCGAAAACTCTGCCTGTTGTCATTGCCATAATAAGTTATTTAATGAGGTTTTTCTCTAAAGTCTAGTTTAACTTGAAATTTCACCAACTTTATAGTACAAATCAAAATCTTTGAGTTCCTCTAATTGTTGTTTTATATTTTTAGTTATATTATTTTTGTAGATGGTATTTAAACTTCGGTCAATTAATTCTGTATTTACAGGAACTATTTCTATATTCAACTTCCATATATCATTTATTGTATTGACCAATTGGAATTTATTGCATTTTTCTTCCGTGAATAGGTGTCTAACGCCTTTTATATAAATATCATCTCTTAATAAGGATTCTATATGTTTAGTCAATTCTAAACAAGTTACTCCATTCCATATATGATTTATAAATCCTTCGATTGAGGTATTTGACATGGATTTGACCCACTCTAATAAAGATAGTTTATTATATATTTCTTCTCCTATAATAGAAGTTCTTATATTCATTGCTTCGGGCGGTTCTCCCATACTTTTAGATTTTCCGTATAAATACAACGAATCGTGTACATCTGTCTCAACGTAATTTCCTTTTTTTCCACTAAAAACACAATCAGTAGTTATGTTTATTAATTTACAATTTGACGATGATCCACATATCTCCTGTAACCAATGGGGAAAAACGGAATTAATCAGTATCATATCGGAACTTTTAATATTTTTTCTTTGAGGGATTTCTCCTACGCAATTAATTATTGTATTTTCCTTTCTCATGTCCACTTTTTCTAAAATTTTATACTGTATTTCTGAAAAGGTACTGAATACAATATCAAAATTTTTCCGCGTACACCCAACTACATCAATACCTTTTTGTAAAAAATATGTATAGATATAATTCCCCAACATACCATTAGCTCCAATAACTATTATTCTTTTATCTTTCATAAAAACCGAATTGCTCTAATGATTCAAATAATTCTTCCTTTTTGAGACAATGATCTTTTGATGAATATTCGGAAAAATCTAATTTAAACGGATTGCTAGATATTTCTTTATTCATCAACAAACAATTATGTATAGGATTAAAAGTTAATCTGGGTAGATGTTCATTAGATGCTAGTAATTCATGAATCTTTTCGTTTTCTCTAGGTTTAGTTATTTTATATTGCAGCCCAAATTCTTCATGAAAAATATCCACCATATCTTTGATTTTAAAACTTTTAGCAATCGGCAATATATTAGTGTTTGAAAAATTAACACTTTTTTCAATAATATCTATTGCTTCGTCCACTGTTAGTATAAACCGTGTCATCTCATCTCCATAAAGAACAAATTCAGTTTTATTGCGAATATGTTCCCATATGACAGGAATAATAGAGCCTGTAGAATTTAAAATATTACCATATATTGCTGTGGTAAAGGATGGAGAGATATTGTTATTATTCGATATAAATGACTCACCCGCTAGACCCTTACACATTCCATATATAGTGGTTGGAGAAATCGCTTTGTCAGATGATATATAACATGCAGAAATAAAATTATTTACTATTGCCGCATGTTTTGAATTAAATGCTCCTTGCACTATTATTTGAGTTGCTTCTTCATAATTTTTTTCACATGCTTCTATTTGTTTCAAAGATGCAGCAAATACTCCCATAGTATGACCTTGACTAGATTTTGTCAACAAGTCCCTATTCCTTACATCCCCTACAATAAAATTAACTTCTGGATACAGTTTTTTTAAAAAATAATGTTTTGCTTCATCTCTAGAAAACACTGTTATTTCGTTATCATTGTACCATTTTTTAATTAAATGTTTTCCTAAATATCCTGCTCCTCCTGTTATAAAGATTTTCTGAGATTTAATCATATATTTAATAATTTATTGATATCTTGAATAATAAGTTCATTTAAAACTGAATTTCTGTTCTGTGTATAAAAATCCCATGTAAGTTCTATGTGTGTAAGTGGATTTCCTTGTTTATCGGGTATAACAATGCCCAATACATCACCTTTAGGAAAAACAAAGTCAGGTAAAAAACGAAAACTTGCGGTATAGAAAGATTCTTGTCTAATTTTTAACCATGCTAGATAGGCCGTTCCGCTTGAGTTTATAC